AATAGACCCGCACAACCAGCCAAAGCAGCGGCGGAGGCTATAAATATTCCGTGCGGGTCTATTATTCCGGGAGCAGCGGAGCGGTCAGCTCCGTGGTCGGATACAGTAACGTGAGCGTTGATGACGCACGTAAAAAAGCCTGGGCAAAAGTGCCGAAGACAGCAATGTGGGCCAGCGAAACGCCGAAACAGGCGACCAACCAGAGTCCGCCGCTGACGGACGCCGCGCTTGAAGCTGCCAGGAAACGGGTACAGACACAGCAGCAGCAGACGGAGGCTGCGAAGAATCAAAGCAGCGGAACAGGGATTGTGGCGCGGATCAACCAGGTCATACAGAAGAAACTGGGTCTCATTAAATAAAGGGGGCGGCAGAAGATGGCATTATACGAAATCACGAGCGAAGACCTGCCGCTCGACTTTAGCTGCACGATGGAAAGCGACATGACGGAGCGCACTATCCGTAACGCAAAAAACCTGTTGATGTGCCGGAAGGGTGAAATCCCAATGGATCAGCAGCGCGGGCTTGACCAATCCATACTCGACCTTCCGTTTGACCAGGCGAACAGCCTGATTGTGGCAGAACTCGACCGGGTGATGCTGTGGGAACCGGACGTGGAAGTGGACAGCGCGTGGCTTGAAAGGGACAAGAACGGCGAAACGGTTGTGCATTGCGTGATTGACGTCGTGTTTGAAAATGATTGACGGGAGGCGACGGGCAGAATGGACGCTAATGAACTTCATTACCTGACATACGACGAAGGTGAAATATGGTCTGAAATGAGCATGGCATACATCCAAGCCGGGGGCGATATCCTTTATCCTGGTGATGAAAAGGAAATGCTGCTGCGCGGTGTGCAGCAGATCATGATGCAGGCTTTCGCGGGCATTGACAATGCGCTGCGCATGGATACGCTGCGCTATGCGGTACGCGATTACCTGGATGTTTACGGGGAAAAGCGGAACTGCTACCGGATCCAGGCACAGGCTGCCAAGGCCACCGTAAGCATCACCGCAAACGCGACGGGAGCGCCGTCAACCCTGTATGCGGGGACGGCCATGACACAGGACGGCAGCATCTTTTGGACGCTGGATGAAGATATTTACCTGACGGGTTTTGCTGAAACCGTGACGGCAGCCATTACGGCCAGCACGAAAGGCGCGGTCGGAAATGGCCTATTGTCCGGGATGGAAATGAGCATGGTTGTGAAACACGAAGCGGTAAACAGCGTGGTCGTTACGGCTGATGCGGGCGGCGGGCAGAACGCGGAGGACGATGAAACCTACCGGGAACGCATCCGGGAATACGGACTCAACGCAATCACAACCGGCCCGGCAGAGCAGTATAGAAGGGCGGCAATGGAGGTCAGCAGCGAGATCGTCGATGCCGTTGCCCTGAACGGAGGCGCCGGAAACGTGGAAGTGTATCTGCTGCCCGCCAGCGACCAGGGAACCGCAGCACTTATTGCTGCGGTTGAAGACGCGCTACGCGCAGATTACGTGAGGCCGCTGACAGATAACGTGACGGTTGACCTGGCCACGGCGAAAGAATACACGCTGAACATCGAATACGCGGTGTATTCCGGGCAGAACGTGAGCGCAGCGATCAGCGAAGCGGTGAACGAATACAAGGATTGGCAGAACAAGAGCATCGGACGGGCCTTCAACCCCGACCGGCTGAAGGCGCTGCTTTACCAGGCGGGATGCAACCGCGTGGAGATAGGCGAAGGAAGCGAATTTGACGGCGGGGCTGCCGAATATACAGAGATCGCCGGTGACGAATATTGCACCGGTGAAATCACGCTGGCGGTGATTCCTACATGATCAAGTATGACATTTACCAGCTTTGGCCGAAATTCATGCTGCGCGACCGGAACGGATACGCGATGGCCAAGGCGCTTGAAGCCGGGATCAACTACTTCCTGCGGAAGTGCCAGGAAGGCATCGACACCGTGCTGGACGTTGAGAAAATGCCGGAATGGCGGCTTGATGAAATGGCGTGGGAGCTGAACTGCCTGTACGACGCCAACGCGGATATTGACACAAAGCGCGGGTGGATCAGAACCGCGCTGCCGTATTATAGCCTGTACGGCACACCGGAAATCGTGCGCAAATACATTTCCGCAGCGTATGACAATGTGGACGTGGAAGAGGCGTGGGAAACCGGCGGAGATCCTTATCATTTCAACATCAGCGTGGACGGCCTCTGGACGCCGGAAAAATACGAATGGATCCAGAGGGCTGTCGGAAAGACGAAAAACGTGCGCAGCATCCTGGACAAGATTGTTTTCAACTCCGGGAAAAGCGACGCGGAGATCAGCGCGGCAGCAGCTGCGCCGAGCGTGGATATACGGATCCGCAGCGTAACAATCTGACAGGGGATTCACAAAGAGATTTTTGCTCAAAAAGGAGGACAACAATATGAGCTGGATGGGAGTCATTACGAACGCTGGCATTTCGCTGCTTGAACAATGGGAGCGCGGGGATAGAAAGCTGATTATTGACGGCGCTGCGGTCGGCAGCGGAGTCACCGCAGAAAACTATATGCGCAGCGCAATCGGGCTGAAAACCCCGAAGGACATTGCCTCCGTTGTCGCGTCAAAAGCCATTGAAGGCGGCACGGAATTTAAGATCCAGGTCGGCCCGGCAAGCGCGGAAATTGGCGCTTATACAGCCCATGAGGTCGGCCTTTGGGGTCATCTGGATGACGAAGAATCCGTCATGATCGCGCTGCACCAGGACAAGGACGGAGGCATAGGCGTTCCGCTTGCCAGCGTAGCCCCGGACTTCGTATTCAGCATCTACCTGGAACACGCGATCAGCAATAACGGGAACCTGGTCGTGAACATCGACACGGACGCATACGTGAGTTTAAGCACGATGGAGGAAAAAATCGAGGAATTAAGCTCGAAGATGCGGGACGTCCCGTTCGCCATCGGCGTTGACGAATGGACGCTTACCGGCGGGGTTTATAAGGCCACGTTCCTGACAGAATACGTTACGAACTCGTCAAGGGAAAGCGTGATCTACGATTCCAGCATCCGAACAGCTGCCAGGGCCGACATTGACGCGGTGAAAAAGACCGGAGGCGGAGGGGTCGTATTCACGACAGAAGCGATCCCCGTCGGCATTTTGAGCGGCCGACTTTCCGTGATCGACTCCCTGGACGGAAAGATCCCGGTTGTGCTTGAGGACACGGTTGTTCCGATTGCGAACGGCGGCACAGGCGCGTCCAACATCACCGGCGCAAAAGAAAACCTTGGATTCCCGGCGGGCGGAGGATCCTATGACCAGGTGATCCGGTCGAACGGCGACGGAACATCGCGCTGGGATAACGCGGCCACGCAGGAAGAGATCGGCGCAGCCGTAACGGAGTGGCTGGGCGACAATGTGCCGACCGGAACAACGGTGGTCGTTGACCGCAGCCTGTCCGTGGACGGCGCAGCCGCGGACGCGAAGATAACGGGCCAGGTGAAGGAATCAATCGACAAAGTGAACGGCTGGATGGCAGACGAAACCGGCGTTCGGAACTACCTGTTCACGAAGGGCGCATGGATTCCGACAACAACCTCTTCCGTAAACCCTGAATCGGTCAGCGCGGAATCCAGCGCATATTGCTGCGTCATAGACTGCCAGGAAGGCGACGAATTTACTTTCAACCTTTCGGGGTGCAATTCATCCCACCGCCCGTGGTCGTTCATTGACGCAAACAATAACGTGCTTTCACAGGCCACATCGAACAGCGCGACAAATACAACAAAGGTCGCGCCGGAGAACGCAGCGAAGCTGGTTTTGAACTCCAAAAACGCGAACACCTACTGCTATAAAGGCGTCAGCATGATCGCCACAGCAAAGCTGGATATCGAACATATTGTTCAGGGCATCACAAACCGCTTTGACAAGGCAAAAGGAACGGAAGGATACAGGTTAAGGGTGTCCGACAAAACGGAGGTCGCAAGCGCGAACTTCGGCATTACGGATTACATCCCGTGCAGAACGGGCGATATCGTTTACCGCAACAAGCACGTAGACAGCGCGACATACGGCGATGTACTGTACGATATTAACAAAAAAGCGCTGCTGGGAGTTGGCTCAAGCAACGCTTTCCCGTATCTCGTTGTCCCGGAAGGATGCGAATATGTGCGCTGCACATACACGCTTTCCACTAAGGACGATTTTGCCGTGTACGTGCTGTCCCCGTCGGATTTTCCAATCTTCAGCGCGACCAACAGGGCGCTGAAAACAGATTTCCAAACACCCGAAGAAGAACTGACGGCATTGTGGACAAGGGGCCATGTACGCGAATACCGTAATTATTATAATTACGGTTTCCTGTATGTCGAAGATAACGGAGAAATCAGGGTTGGGTACGTTCGCCCATGCACAAAACGTGTGCGCATATCCTCCGGGGATTACGTGTATATTGCGCTGCGCGAATCAACCCTGACCACACAGACGCTCACGATCAACTTCTACAACAGCAACGGGACGCTGGTGTGGAGCTACCTCAACGATACAAACGGGAACGGCTTTAAAAACACCTACACTTCGCAGGAACTCATGCAGAAAAACGGCGGCCTGTTCTCTGATATCCCGAACGGATATTACGTCGAGGTTCTTTCCAACTACGGCGTCAGCCTTCTTGTGTGGGACGGCAAGAATATCGGCATCCCCGCAACCATGTACAGCTCGATATTCGCGAACACAAGCACAAAGGAATCGCTGCCGGAGGACGGCGGCGCAAGCCTGTATGTAAACTCCGCTGCGGTATTCCTGATCGCGAAGCCGGGATACACCTTCCTGGATGTATTCCAATCCTCTTCGAGCGCGACGAGCGTTCCGGGCGACAAGGCCCAGCGGTTCCCGTCACAGATTATATCGCTGCAAACGCTCAATTATCCGACACGCAACAAGAACGTTACGGTCGTGAAGAATTACGATTACAGCACGGGGCAATACGAAAAAGCCACGCCGATGGACAGCACGTTTGACATTTGCTACATAGAGGAAAACTCCGCGCTTGGCCTGATGTTCCCCGTTGGATGGGCGCAGCGCGTGAGAGAAACCATCGACAATGTGTTTGCCACTTCCTGGGAGTGCAAAAAGGATCTCGAAAGCAGCGGAAGCGACACATTCAAAGAAGGCGTGACATACGACGGTATTCCGTACCGGAGCGGGTATTCCACCGCGCATTTCTTCGGATGGCACATCACAAAGCATACGTTCATCAACGCGGCGAACGACCCGGACAGCATCTTCTACAACAACCCAAGCACAAGCGTCCCTGGGCCGTATTATTCGCTCGTATGCTCCATCTTCGCGTCGCTCGTAAACCGTTTCCCTTACCCCGTAACGAATTACAGCATGATGCACGATCCGAACGTGCTGGTCAGGGAAATCAACCAGCCCGCTGTGGGCGAAATCCTGTCCAACGGCTACGGACATTGCATGGTTCCGTATGGCGAAGGGAACAACCGGGTGGCCATCGCGGAGAGCGTAGGCCCGATCACAAGACGGGCGATCATCATGGGTACATCGCCTGTGTCCGATTGGAAGGGCATCGGACTTGACCGCACGTATCTCGAAAACTACTGCTACTCCTGCGTACACAAAAAACATTCATTCGTGCCGTATGACATTGAGGTTGGCGACATTACAAACGGATCGGCAAGGCCGTACAAGGGCGACAGATGCGTGTTCACTTCCGCAGAAGACGTGCTGATCAATATCAAGGACAATGCGGCGAACCGGCTTTATTACCAGAAATTCTCCGTGTCGTACCAATACGGGAAACCGACGTCATCGTTTGTCGCCGAAGACAGCCCGGAATATGTGCCGATTGAGAGCGGCGAAACGCAGGTTGTGCTGCGCTCCGCTGATGTAAACAACGAACATACGGGCATCGAACTTGAAGACGGAGCAATATACGGCGTATGGGCAAGCACGGACGATTCCCAGGCGACCGCACCGGAGAACGTAGAATACTTCGAGTGGCACGATGTATCGAACCCCGTGACATTCGTGGTCGAAGACGGGATCCTGCGCATTACCAACGACGTGGACTTCTGGTACGTTGTCACCAGCGGGCATAACCACGCGGACGCATACGGCGGGAAAACCGGCGGGAACTGGATCATTCCGAAGCAGACGGGCATTAAAGACATTGACGGCAATCTGCTCCCGAACCCGTATGCGAGATACGGAGAACGTGCGCACCTTTCATCGGTCAGATCCGTGAAAACCTTCTTCGCGAAGGGCAAGTTTGGCGCATACGTTATTTCCGGCGAAATTCATGACGAACCAGACCCGGATGACCCGGAAGATTGACCGGCGCAATAAGGCATACGTACAGGGATAATCACGAAAGACAGGAGGAATTGACATGGGAGGTATGTATCATCTTGGGCCTGGGCCTTGCACGGAACAATATGAAACGGAGAAAGCGCAGCTGGCCGGAGGCATACAGGAGATCAACGCGAGGCTGCCGGAGGGAAACGGCCAGCTGAATCAGATCATGAGGTCAAACGGCGACGGAACGTCGCGCTGGGACAGCCCGGCCACGCAGGAAGAGATCGGTGCAGCCGTAACGGAGTGGCTGGGCGACAATGTGCCGACCGGAACAACGGTGGTCGTTGACCGCAGCCTTTCCGTGGACGGCGCAGCTGCGGACGCGAAGACAACGGGCGAACTGAAAAGCACCGTAAAAGTATCCGACAATATCGAGGTTGCCCGCTTTGCGTATGGCACATATCAGCTGAACCCCGTCGGAGGCGACCCGGTAAGCGAAACGCCCGCCACATCGACGGGTATGATGTGCTATCAGTTTGAGTGCCAGCAGGGCGACGAGTTCCAGATCTCCGTGATCGGTTCGGGAACATCCACCGGCGGCGCCAGAGCATACGCATGGCTTAATTCAAGCCGGGTTGTGCTTTCCATGGCCGCGAAGAACACGACCGCAACGGACTTGTACATGAAAGCCCCCGCAAACGCTGCATATCTCGTGGTCAACACTACCGACGCAGAAGGGGTATACGCGGTAAAGGGGAACAACATTTCCAAAACGATACGCGATATCAGGGGCGAAGCTGCGGACATGGCGCAAAGCCTGTCGAACAAAGACAGCGTAATTGATGGATACATCAATTACGGATACATGGAATCGCTCGAACTGATCGAAAGCCCCAGCTCTTCATACGAGGACAGAAAAGTGGGCGTTAAACAAAGTCTCACAGAGATCACGCTTAACGCTTCTGTCGCCCCGGAATCGGCGGTAAGGATCAGATTAAGCGGCAGGGATCTGAGAAGATCTTCGCTTACCAGCGACGTGGACAGCTGGGTTGGCGGATTAACACTTAAACCGGGCCATTATTACAAGGCTGAAGCGCGGTATTTATCCGGCACAATAGTTGTGCCGGAGGGCGTGGAATATCCGGGCGTAAGCGTGTACAAGACGGGCGGACACGAAAAGATCGCGGACAAACTGTTCCGCGGATATGATAGCGAAATGCTGTTTGTCGCTGACGGGGACAGCGTGAACCTGGTCATGTACATCCCCGCCGGGATCGCGCTCTCAAAGGTGGTTTACCAGGTGCTGCTGAAGGACGTTACGGCAGACAACGAAAGCAATACGGACAATCTGTTCGACGGGCGAAGCGTCAGCCAATACAACGAGAAAACGCACGTTCTGTCAGGCACGGCGAACCAGCTCTATCACTTAACGCTGATGGAGATCGACAACGAAGATCCATGCACCTACAACTTCGAGTGGGATTATTGCAATACCGCCTACGAAGACGGAACGGCCGGGCCGACCATCGCCGCGCTTGATGAAAACGGAAACAATGTTGAAATTACATCCGTCAGCGCTGGCACAACCCAAACGAGCATAAAGCTCACGAATTTCTCTGCGTATATTCACCGGTCTATCGCCGTTACTTTCCCGGCGACGGCCAGGAAGATCGTGTTCGGAAAGAACGGATCGCCGGATGACGATGTGGTGTATTATTTCAAAGAGATCAAGGTCGTGAAGCTGCCAGCGGAAACCGTGAGGAAATGGGCAAGTTATTATCCGCACCAGACGGCAACAGACCACATTGCGCGGGAAGAAGCGAAGAATTTCGGATTCCTGCATGATGGCGCGATCCTCCGAATGGACAGGCTGCCGGATCCGATACCGGTTGACGAAAACCACCTGGATTACAACGATTTCATCGAGCAGACCTGGGATACGCTGCTGCAAAACAATTATACGGAAGGCGACCCATACAATCCGAACACCACAAAGATCAGGAATGTGTTCGTGGAGCGGGTTACGCGCTGGACAAGCACACCGTATGGCACGAACATTGACACGTACCCGATACACAGATACACGTTCACGCCGAGAAACGGATACGAGAAAACGGTGCTGCTGACTTCTGGATGCCACGGCAATGAGGCGGAGGGATATTGGGGCCTGTTCCGGCTGATCAAGATGATCTACTTCGAGGGTTACAAATATCCCACATTGAGGAACCTGCGGAACGTGCGGTTTATCATCGTCCCAAGCTGGAACCCGTGGGGTATGCAGCATTACCGGCGCTATAACGCCTTCTGTGCGCTTAATACGCCCACGTATGACGGCGGGAAAACCCACCAGGCGTGGAATTGGCTGTTCAAGAGCAGCCATTCCATAACGGTCGGCGATGTTGTTTACAACATCGAGGACGTCGGAGAAGCCAACGTTATCTGGGAAACGCTGAACGAGTACAAGGACGCAATCAGCCTGTGGATTGACTTCCACACAGATCCGTATTCCGGGAGATCCACCGAGAACGTGGATATCGACGATCCGAGGCCGTATGAAGACCCATACGGGTGCTACGGGTATTCTGCG